CACAATGGTAATCTGATATCAATCACTTCACGTGACTGTTCGTCTCCAATCTGTTTGACAATATCGGACTTACCAATACCTGGTGCACCCCATATCATCACTGGTCTTTTTAGGCTGATACAATGTTTCAGAGCAGATATTGCCTGTCCTGGGCCTATCTGTCTGGTTGTTTCTAATACTTTCTCGCTCATCTTTGTTTACGCTCCTTGTTATAATATATTGTAACTTCTTACTACAGAGTGTCAACCGTCAAAAAGTCGCTGTTTTATTGAATTTTATAGTCTAAAATTGGATAAATCACCGTCCAACATTTGTAAAATCACCGCAGGTTTTTCGGCATAAAGGTAAACATAGTCTTTCTTTTTAGAAATATACCAAGGACAAGGACATTCTCGACTGAGATTTAAAATACCTTTCCATGTTAGTTTATCCTTGAGTTTTATTTTATAGGATTTAAATTTTACATACTTCATTAGTTGAAATCCTTTATATGATAAATGAAAATGAGCATCATTCTTTACAATAGATTTAAACATTAGATTAGTAATTTGATCTATACTAAGATCAATGCTGGCTGTTTGTTTGATTAATTCTGCAAGATGTGTTTTAGACAGTTTCATCAGCGATTTTCTTGCCTTCAGACAGTTCATACACAGTAAAGTCTTTACATTTAAACATATCGTTTAATTTGTAAGCAAGATTATGAGCATGTCCAGGATTGGAAAAACTAGTTTTTTTATATTTTGGACCAGGTACATTACTGACTAAACTTGAAGATTTTAAATTGATAGGTTTGTCTTTATAAAATACAGCCCAAATAGCATCTGACTCTAGAATTTCTTCTGATTTGAAATTTTTTTTATTGCTGTACTGAAGCAAAACTTTAGGTTTAGGTCTACTCATGTTATATGAGTATTTATCTAAATTTTATTGTAAATCAGACCTTTTAATTGCCCAGGTGTAATAACCCATGCATTTATTGTAGTAATCTGTAAGCCATGGTTTTAACCACTGATATGATTCTGTTGATTCAAATTCTGTTTCTCTTGTATTACCGTTTGCTGGATTATATCCCATCACAAACACTCCATCACTGTCAAGCATATTAACAATGTTTCTAATCAGCGTTTGTGTGCATTCGAGTGTGACTTCTTTATTTTGATACAAACAGTTTCCTTGCCATAGAATGTAGTCATATTTTGATTCTGAATAACTCTTCAATTCTTCAAACATTTTAATATTTTCAGAAGTATGTTCTTCATTGGGTATTTTATAATAAAAATGTTTTCTTGATACATCAAATGCATCAAGTTGTTCTTGATAATCATTTGAAGTTTTATAATATTTGTTATCGCATGCAAGTACAGAGTGTCCTCGATCGATTAATTCTTGAGTCAAAGCGCCAAGTCCACATCCTATTTCTAATATATTCTTAGGAGTTGCAATATCTAGTTTTAAATGATGTATTGTGTCTTTAGCTTCTAATTTTTTTTGCACATAGTAAGAGTTTTTTAAATTTTCATATGTTCCTATATATTTTCCATTTATAAAGATTTGTGGAACTGTTTTTGCTGTAGGTACTGCTTCTAACAATTGTTCTCTGGTCCAACCATTTCCTATGTTTCTTTCTTCGTAGGAAATATTGCGTTGATTTAAGAAGGTTTTTGCCATGTCACAGAACGGACAACCTGGTTTAGTCCATATTATATTCATTTAAATCCTCCTCCATCCATATTTACATCTTCTACTTCAGATGTGTTTTTTCGACTTTGTATTTCAACATAGTGTAACAAAATTGTAGTCAAAGCATTTCTTACTCTTTTGCCGTGTTCTATATCTATTGTGATTGTTTTTTGCCGAGAATTATCAGCTCTATTAATTTGATCGATAAAATTTTTTAAATGCAGAGTATCATCTACTTTTGTTGACATTTGAAAAAGCCTGTCTTTGTTCCATAATAGTTTTAAATGGACCTTGGAATTCGTTGTTTGCTATTGTAATAAATTTAGGACAAAATCCTTTGACCCATCCTTTGGGGAAATGAATGATGTAATATCCAGCTGCGTACATATTGTCAGAGTTTTCTGATTTTGCATATAGAGGAATTTTGTGTTTAACGTCTAATACTGCATTATATGGAGTGTGTTTTGTTGGATATCCATATATTTCTTTTTTAGATTCCGTTTTTTGAACTGCAACAACTTCTTGGAATATGCGAAACTGCTTATCAACTTCTTCTTTGTTCATAGTGTGAACAGAAGAGTCTGTGCCTGTAACTATAAATTGGTTGTCGTCATGCTTTTGAATAGTTCCAATTCTGTTACCATTGTGTTCTATGATCCAAAAACGATTAGGCAGTAATTGCTTGGTCTTGATGGAGTCTAGAGTTGAAAGGTTCTGCATAAAATTTAACATTGTCTCTTATCCTTATTAAGTCGTGCTTATGACAAAATTTTAACAGATGCACGCCGACATTTGCAACCGATTTCTGTTCTAATTTTGCATTGTTTATAGTTTGAGCGATATTTTGTTTTACTGATTCAGGTTGCTTTGTTAAATCAATAAGTTGCTCGTTAGTAGCATATTCGTCTTTGACTATTTTTTCTTTACCATTATGGTCCACCCATCTACTCAACATCAGATTGTTCCAAACAAATCCTTGACTTTTTCTGTCTTCGAAAGCTTCTTTAAGTTTGTTTGTACGAACTTTAGGAAAAGCAGAAAAAACATTATCTGATGAATCGCCACGCATACATTTTTCAAACAACAGCCATTCAGGATTAGGCGGTAGTTTAGGTTGTTTAGTTTTTTTATCGATTATTACATTGCCTTTATCATCGAAGAAACCTTCTTTATTAGCAAATACATCTGTGATACCGTTATACTGTGATACATTTTCACTCAATAATTGGTAGAAATCTGTATCAGATGATATAATCACGTGTTTGTCATCTGGATGCGCCTGTGTCCAACCAGCAATCAAATCATCTGCTTCTAGTTCTTGATGTCTTAATACAGTACAATTTGTTTTGTCAGTTACAAAAGATTTAAATTCATCAAATGTCTGCCAAAACAATTCATCTGCTTCTTGTTCTCCTGGAGTCATAGCATCACGAGTTTCTTTTCTGTTCTGTTTGTAGGCAGGATAGAAGTCTTTGCGCCAAGATCTACCTTCAAAACAAAATATCACATGATCTGCTTTGAATCGTTCATAACACTTCTTTACAGAGTTCATCATGATGTGCAGTGCCAACCCAAGCTTGGTGTCTACATCATCTCCTCGAACCACATGTCTTGCTCTAAAAAATGTATTGGCAGAATCGATTAAAAGATATGTTCTAGGAGATTTCAGTTCGACCATCCTCTCGTTTTTCTTCTTTGACAAGTGAGTTGTCGGGTTGGATGTCACCACCTTCATTTGCTATAGTATTGCACAATACAGAAAACCAGTGATCTACAATTTCTTCATCTGTGTTGCCTGAAAATCCATGTTCTTTTAAGTTGTCAACAAAATGTTTGTTCCAGTCTAATTCAAAATAACCATACTTGGGATTTTTTGGATCCACATTTGTATCAACTACTTTAATGTAAGGTTCGCCACGTTCTGTTGCTAATTCTTTATCTGTTTTAGATGCAGTGTCGACAGTTTTTTTCTTTTTGAAAATATTTTTGAATTTATCTATCATACCAGTTCTTCCAAAATGCCAAGTGCTTCTGCTAATATTAGCATGATTCCGCATAATGTCAAGTCACCTAATATCAACCAAATTCCGGCAGCAATTCTCAGCCCACTTTTAAACATGGACACCCAAAAATGTCCACGGCCCGGGTCTTTGCTATTAATTTTAAACCATTTATCATCTGATGGTAATACTTTCATCTATGTGCCTATCAAGTTGCCAAATAAATGAACATGCACACGAGCGGCAACATTATAACCTCGTTGGAATGCACGTCTTGCCACGTCGCCTGCTGTGGCCGATTGTTCTTCTTCTCTTGCACCTACTGGCATTACCCACACAGGATAATCGATGCCCAGTGCTCTGAATCTTGCAATCACAGTTTCCATTTCTTCCCACTGTGCATCATCATTGCCCATCACAAACTTGAGTTGTCCGCGATTGGACAGTTCATAATAGTCCAACACAAGTTCAGGGTGTATGGCCTTGTCTGCTTTCTCGCCGGCTACTGTCCACAGTTTGGGAGAAACAGAAAAGAAAATCTCTGTGGGTTTTTCTGCCACAAACCATTTGAAAGAATCTTTTAGTTTTTGTGTGCCATTGGTTTCAAATGTGATCGATGCTGGAAGATTATTCCTTGCTTCTAATTCTTCATAAACACCCACAAACGCATCTTGTGATTGTGGCATCAGTGGTTCACCACCTGTGATACACAGATGTTGATGCTGTTTGCTGACAGGATGTACAAATAACCCATCTGGATTGGAATCATTTCGCATCACATCCATGACTTTGTCTGCTAATTCTTTAGGAGTTGCTTGGCCCATTAGGTGTTTGTATTTCTTGGCCCAGGTGTATGATGAATCACAACCTTTATCCCATACAGGCAAATCTTCCACTCTTTTGATGTTAGACACATCAAATGTTTCATATGGCAGTTCCCAAGAGTCTGGATCTGTAGGATTTAATTGTCCAAACCCATTACACTGTAGATTGCACAGGAAGAATCTTATCCAAGCAGTGGGTACACCTGTGTAGTGTCCTTCACCTTGGATTGAATAAAATATTTCTGAATAATAGTATTTTTTATCCATAGTTTATTATAACATCTTAATAGAAAATGTCTAGACTTCCCATGGATAAACTATCCATGCAGGATCTTTGCTCTTATCTATTTTTTCTGCCCAATAATCTACACGAAAATCTGATGGTTCATTATCTATCAGCACAGCATATTCTACATAATGAGCGCCACGATGTAGCATGATTGATTTCATCCTTTTGAAAGTTTCGCCTGTGTCATTTATATCGTCAACTACTAGAAAGTTATACTGATCTATGTAAGTGTCACCACTACCGTGCCCAACGGGAAAGTCAGGAATAATTTCTTCAGCATGATCTCTAGTAGACAGTTTGACAGGAATCATTGGTATGTTAAGTTTGTGTGAAATAATGGTTGCGGGAATACAGCCGCCTCTTGAAATACCAATTATGTGAGTGAACAGTTTGGGTTCTACCAAATCAGCCAAATACAAAGACATGGTTTCAATCTGTTTCCAAGTATAGTATTTTTTATCTGCCATTACCGAACACCGTGTTTACTTGATTGTGCACCTGTACGAATGTGGTACACTTGGGAATATCTTTTAATCTTTTGGCACCTATATATGTGCAAGTGGACCTTAAACCACCCAAATAGTCCGTAATAACAGTCTCTACAGCACCCTTGTAGGGTATCGACACTACTTTGCCTTCAGAACCACGATATGAGTGTCTGCCACCGTGTGTTTCCATGGCCTTGTCTGAACTCATGCCATAAAAGGTAACTTTACCATCTTCTATCGTTGCTTCAGACTCATCTGTGCCCGCCAACATGCCACCCAACATCACAAAGTCAGCACCGCCACCAAATGCCTTGGCAATATCACCTGGCACTGTGCAACCACCATCCGCGATAATGTGTCCACCAACTCCGTGAGCCGCGTCAGCACATTCGATCACACCTGACAGTTGAGGCATGCCCACTCCTGTCATCAATCTTGTGGTGCAGACAGATCCAGGACCAATGCCGCATTTGACGACATCACAACCATCTATGATCAGTTCTTCAACCATTTCTGCTGTGATCACATTGCCGGCCACAATGATTTTGTCTGGATATTCGTCTCTGACTCGTTTGACAAAGTCCACAAAGTTCTGTTGATAGCCATTGGCAACATCGATGCAAATCCAACGAATGTCCGGATATGCTTCAAGAACTTTTTTCATGGTGTCATAGTCTGGTGCTTCTTGATTGTATTGATAAGCAGAACCTGTACAGATCATTACATTCTTTAATTTTAATCCAGTCTTGACTGCTTGATGCCAGTCGTCCACTGTGTAGTGTTTTCTTATGGCAGTTAATAAATTGTGTTTCTGTAGTGCTTTGGCCATTGTGAATGTGCCAACGCCATCCATGTTGGCCGCAATGATGGGAACACCCTGCCACTTGAGTGTGGAGTGTTTGAATTCAAATTCTCTTTCTAATTCAACATTTTTTCTTGATGTAAGTTGCGACCGTTTTGGTCTAAACAATACATCTTTAAAATCTAATTTTACGTCTTGTTCTATTCTCATAATAAAAACCCCGATACTTGTAAAGTGTATTTAGGCTCCATGCCTGCATTTGCACCCAAATGTTCAACAGAAGAATCCCAAATAAATCCTTCTCCTTTTTTCCAATGTGTAGAAACTGTGTCATCATACTGAACAAAATGTCCGATCTTCCAATCCTCAAGATAGATATTTGCTCTAACTTTGGTTTCTTTCCTTTCTGGAAATTTTTTTGTAATTTGATAAAAAGTATCTCTGTGTAATGGAATTACACACCCAGGTGGTTGTTTTATAGCACTCACAGTGACAACTTCCATGTTTAATTTTTCACCTAAATCATTATAATCTATTTGTGTGTTATCGAACCAAACTTGGTGAATTTTTGTATTTGCATACTCATATGTCGAAGGCATGCCTCCAAATCTATTATGAATATCTTTTAACTCGTCAACTTGATGTGTAATACAACTTCCTTCGTGTTGGTTAAAATCGGCAGATAAAAAATAATCAAAATCTATAGTAGTGTTTATTGGATTTATCATCTAGGAGCAAACTCTTGCTGTAGTTTAATATTGTCCATAAATTCTTTTTTAGTATCTCCATCTTGTTTAAAAGCACCACGTAAAACTGTTGTTTGTGTTAACGAACTGTGTGCCATAATACCTCTGTTTTCGCAACAACCGTGAGTGGCTTGAATATAAACACCAACATCATTAGATCCAGTTGCTTTTGAAATTTCATTTGCTATATCATTACATAGTTCTTCTTGCAGTGTGCCACGTCTAGCACACCATTGAGCAATTCTTGTGTACTTGCTTAATCCTATTAAAGTATCTGCGGCAATGATACCAATGTATGCCACGCCTGCAACAGGTTGATGATGATGCGAACACACAGATTTAATTTCTGATCTCACAACCAACATGCCTTCATATCCGCCATCCACATAGTTTGGAAAAGCAGTAGCATTAGGACGTGGGAAATATCTACCACGCATCAGTTCATTGACATACATTTTTGCTAGTCTTCTGCCAGTGTCTTGCGAGTTAGGATCATTTTCTCTATCTATTATTAATGAGTCTAAAACACCATCAAATTTTGTTGTGAGTTCATCTATTAATTGTTGATGTTCTCCGTTATGAATGTGTTCTGAAATGTTGTCGCCTGCCCAATATCTTGTGCCTGTGTCTTTTAATCTTTGTTTAATTATTTCGGATATGCTCATATGATTATTATATTAAATGTTAAATTGTTTTGCAAGTTTTTTATGCAAATATTTTGCCCAATATTCATGTCCTTTTTCTAAAGGATGTCTAGTAATACCTAGTTCAAAGTTTTTAGATATACAAGTTTCCCAAAATGATTTATGTGGTTTATAAAAATCCACAAACGATTTGGTCGATATGGACTTTATGAATTTGTAATTTTTTACTAATTGATTAGGTTGGTAGAGATTTTTGGTTATTTGTGGTTTAACATTCCAATTTGATTTAATAAACGAAGTGCTCATACTATTTCCATAAACAAAAATAAATTTTACACCATTGTTTTTAAGAAAAGTTTGTAACCATAAAACAGTTTGTAAAAATTGTTTGTAATAATTTTCTTCATCTATAAAAAATTTTTGGTAGTTTGTTAAGTTTTTTATTGCATTTGGCATTGGAACTAATTTTTCGTTGCATGAAACAACTTTGTTTTGCTTGTATTGAAGTATATTATAATCGATCTTGTCTTTATTATAAAAAACTTGGTGTCTAAATTGACTGGTCCAACTTACTATTACTAGTGCTTTGTAATCAATGCATTCTACAACTTTGTCTGCAATACTTTGATTACTTGCATTACTGTATCCAAAATTTTCTAGTTGAAGATTTAATTTTTTAGATAAAATACTAGGCCAAATTTTATCTTTGTCCGATATGTCATCTCCTAAAGTCAGAGAACAACCAAAAGTTTGTAATTTTTTAAATTGATTCTGCAATTGTGTCATACAAGTTAAATCCGTGGAAAAATTCTGTCTGCAATTTTTTCTTTTGTCTTGCAATTTCTGTAAGATATTTAGAATAATTTTCCATGAGATCTACAATTCTGTCTACAATTTTTTGTTTGTTAAGATGATAGTTTTCTATATCTTGAGTCCATTGACTTGGATATTTCATTGTGTCAAGGAACATTTCTGTGTATGACAGTCTGTCTGGCACCATCACCATACAGTCAAGTATCAATCCTTCATAGCCTGATATGCCCAGTGTTTCTTGTAGGTTTGCTGAAAACACCAACTTGGATTCTGCCAGTAAATTGTGATACTCGTGTTTCTTGAGTTGGCGTTCCTGACACACGATAAAATCATACTGTGGCAGTGCTTCCTTTAGATCATAAAATATTTCCGGTTGCTTCTCTGGCGCCAAACGATGTGGAAACACAATCTGATTTTTCTTAGGCATACCTTTGTATGGTTCTAATTCTGCATCGAAGTACTCCATGGGCCAGCCAGTTCTAATTACCTTTTTGAAATCCCAGTAAGCATTATTAAATGTTCGATCCCATAAGTTGATGTGAAAGTCTGTGGCATAAAAATTGTGATCATAACAGTCGAACATGGAACGTTCTGCATTTCTCACCCACGGAGCATCGCCAATCAGTCTACCCAAAAAATCTGCAGGGTCATATGAACCTGCGTGCCACATACCACCAATTTTAATCTTAACTCCCAACAGTTCTGCCATGTACTTCAATTGTATCACAGTGGGATTCCAGGCATCTGTGTATAGGAAGTAATCACCATCTTTGATCTTACCAGCACAAAACATGGTGGCAATTTGTTCGAGTTGTTTGGATTTGTACACATTGGTGCCACCAAAGTTTAGGAAAGCACCTGGAGTAGTTGCCTGTGGAGTTTCACCACCTGATATGGTTATAACTTCACTACCAGTAGATTTTTCCAACTGCTTAGGCAAATATCGTTTCCACTCTGCGGTGTAACGAGTTTCCACTGCTTCAATGTCTACAATGTAAATCATCCGTGTATGCTGTCCTCTGCCGCAACAGTTGTATATCTGGTTGAAAGATATGTTAATAACTTTTTGTCTTTTACAGAAAAACACACCTCATCACAGCCTGCGTCCTCAAAATAAAAGTCCACTCCATACTCATAACCCTTGCGACCCAAATCGTTTGATACCATACAGCCAACATCGAAGTCTGTGTAGTTGCCGTTGAGAGCACCACCCTCTGTGTCATAGTATCCACCACGTTCTGTGGTTTTGTCGGATGCTATCACAATGGTGTGTTCAAACTTGTAAGGTCCTGGATTGGTCATCAGTTGAATATGTTCTCCACTTTGAGATCTATTTCTTGATATTCTCGATCTGTGAGTGCTTGACCTTTTTCCACTGTGTAGTCAATTTCACAGCCATTTTCGCCATCTTCTGAAACTTCTATTCTGATCTGCCTGCCAGGATGTTTCTGTTTGATTTGATGTGCTAATTCGTCTGCAATCATTTCACAGGACTTGTAGTCCAACTTCAGTGTGTCGCCATACAGCGATTCCAACCATCTTTTGAATTGGATGAATTCAATGTCCCTGTCATCGTGGAATACTTCTATCCACACTTTAAAGTGGAACATGTGTCTATGAGGATATCCCAAAAATGAAACATCTGCCAAGTTGGGATCTTCCAGTGCCGCAGGATATTTGTGGATGCCTTCTTTTCTAAATGTTACCCATATTGTTTTCATAATTTTATTGTAACACTACTGCGTGTCTGTGTCAATAATAGTATCTCCTACATATTCTGACCAGTCTGTGTAGTGCATAACTTGTGTAAGATCATTTAGGTTCCTAGACCAAACACCACTGTTAGAATGTCCCCAAGTGGTATCATCTATTTTAAGTGTTGCATTTTTATTAAGTGTTTGATAATTTGGTATTTTAGCAGATATCATTGGCACAAACTTAGAATGTTTATTAACAGAACTATTGATAATAGTTTGGATGTGCTCGATGCCAAAATCTAAACTTACCCAATAGTCTTTTTCTAAAAGTGATTGCATCATATTTTCCCATGGTTTATAATCTTCTAAAGTTGCAGGATTAAAACTTTGACTGGTACCAAAATACAAACATTTGATATTTTGTTGTTGTGAAATTTTTAAAATTTCTTCAACTGGACGAATACCTACTATAAACAATGTTTGTTCGCCTCTAAGACAAGTGTCTTCTATTTCTGTGCCAACAAAGTAGATAACTTGTTGCCTTTTTTTCGTATCTAAATCCATTCGATATATCCTCTGTTAAATCCTGGCATGCGTTGATTTGATTCTTTAAAAGCATCTTCCCATTCAGTTTTTCTATGATATCCTTTGGACCAAAATTTATCAATATCTAATTGTTTGTTATAAATCAAATCTACTGCATTGTTCATTACCGAATGGAAATTATTATGTCTTGGACTAGGAAAAACAACAGTTACAGCATTCCATAAGAAATCTGAAAATTTAGTTGTGATACTGTTTGTTTTTTCTGCACCTAAAATAATTAATGATTCGGGTTTGGTTAATTGTTGTTTAAAAATTTCATCTCGAGTATTAAGGTCGATGATTACATCATATTGTCCTTGTGGTTGAGATAGTAAAGTTCCTCCCCAAATATCTGTATTATGATTTCCTACTACATCGATATCAAACAAAACTTTTTTGTGTGTAAGGTATTGAAATACAATTGAACTTAAAAATCCACTGCCTATTATACATAGTCTAGCACCTATTTTGTTGCGTTTATTGATCTCATCCCAACACTGAGATACCACATTAATACCACATGCGACTGGTTCTATAATATACTTGGGATCACGTTCTGGCACTAGTACATAGGTACCTTGTTGAGCATTATACATATCTGCATATGCAGGCTCTCCTCTGGTTGCAACTAAGTCGCCTACGTCAACATCTGCAATATTAGATCCTATTTTTATAACTTCCCCTAAACCTTCATGTCCTTGCATGTGTAAAGGTAATGGACCAAATGTCCCATTCATCATATCTATGTCACTGCGACAGATTCCTGTGTAGATGCTTTTGATTTGTATTTGATTGTCATTTATGTCAGGCAAATCATATGTTCCTTCGTTGAATTTTCCATTGCCTTCTGTGAATAAAATTGGAGTTTTCATAGTTGAATCTTTTCCTGAATCCAATAATCGTATTCAAATTGTTTTTGCCAAAATTCGTCATTTTGTAAATTTGAAATACAGTCTAGAATCATATTTTGATATGCAGATTCTGGGCAAAGGCCTAAAGGAATAGTATTAATTAATTGATTGTTTTTATAAAAGTGCATGGCAATATCATCTTGTTGGTTGCTTTTCCAATCAGATGTTATTATAAATTTGGTTTGATTATCTGTCAACTCTATTCGAGCAAAGTCATCTACATTATAATTGCCATCTTTAATGACAGATCCATAATCGGTATCTCCACAAGTAGAAAGATTCCATCGTTGTTGGGATTGTGCATTTAATATTTGAAAATTTTTAAAAGTTTTCGAATTTATTGAAATAAAAAGGCTGAGTAAATGCGGTAATAAATCTCGACTAACTCCTCCAAATGATTTTTCTTTGTCAGTAAACCAACTGCCTGGACTAGGTATTCTATTTTTATTAATCCAATTTATTTGTATAAGGTCGCTGATTTGCGATTGTGCTATAATTTCGTTGATATTATCTCTCCACATATTATTTTTGGTCATGATTAATTTGGCTTTGTAATTGTTTTGAAATGATTGCCATGCATCAGGAGTAGAGAATCCTGGTTTTTCTACAAAAATTAAATCACTATAATCACCAAAAAGTTCTGCAATTGCTTGGTGCGTATGATTAGGAGTACAGATATGAACAGTGTCAAAATGTTTGTGTTGAGAAAGAACATCATGTATGTTCCAATAATTTGCTGGTTTATGTGTATCGCAAGTTATGACTTGATGCCCAAGTTTTTTTAGGATATCTACATATAAGTTGCCGAAACTTAATCCTATTACAACACTTTTCATTCTTTTTCTAATTTATTAATTGCTTTTTCTAGTGCTTCGTATTCAGATAATGGTGTAGATAAAGTATGTTCTTGAATATACTGGTCAATTTCTTCATCGGTCATATTGTCAATTGATGACAGTAAATCTTTCCAATACAGTTTTTGTTTTTTCATTTCTAACAGTTCTGCTTTGTGATTCCAAGATCTTGTCTTTTCACGCTGTGCTTCCATCTGTTTGACTTGTTTTTTTAACTTCTTTAATTGTTGTTTAAAGTAAAGTATTTTTTCAGAATCATAATTTTTAATGCTTTCTTTAATTTCTATTTGTTGAATTTGTTTTTCTACCTTAACTATTTGATCTTTTATTGCAAGTTTTTTCTTTTTCATTTCAGTTAAATGTTTATCTGCTACTTTTTCTACTTCTGATACTTCTAACAATTTGTGTTGATGCTCGTGTTGTTCTTGAAGTTTTAAAAGTTTTCTTTCTAGTCTTTCTTTTTCTGACATATTATACCTCCTCAAATAGATTATTAAAGTGCGTTGAAGCGTTAACTGTTTTTTTGCCGGTAGCTCCGCGTGTACCTATAATACTCATCCAAAATCTAGAATATTCATCGATAACTGCTTCTGCTACATCGCGATTATCAGTTGAAAAAATAGCTTCTACAATATCTCTAAATGCCAATCTGTCAAATGTTTCGTTGATTAACATATTAGGATATAATCCTTTGTCATAAGACTGATTAGCTTTCTGTACTGCTGATATATGCATCCAAACATTATGAGCCATTTGTATTGTATAACTAAATGAGTCCCACGATGTTTTAGGATCTTGTTTCATTTTGTTTAAATCGCCTGGATTATAACAAGTTATATCTTTGAGTTGCAATCTAGCAGTAATAGGACTATCTATAAATCTATCAAATATGTTCCTATCTAACACAGCTTCTCTAAATGGTCTGGTATCCTGTGCAAAGGCTTTGTTGTCTGCACTAGGTTGCATACGATAGACCCATTTTTTTCTATCTTCTATTTCGATATCATTATAGATTTGACCATTTGCACTGGCTAAAAACGGACTAGCACAGTCAAAAGTTATTGTAAAGTTTGGATTATGATATTTTCTAATTGCTCTTTGAATGTCAGTAAGTAACACAGCCCATTCTAATTTAGAAGTTCCTAAAAAGTGCATAAAATCATGTTTGCCTTTTTCTAACAGTCCATCAAATCTTAAAGCAACAAGTCTTTTTAGTGCAAGATGTATATCACACATATTTTGACCACCCATTGCCCATCCATTGAAGTGTGTTTCTGGATATTTTTTTGGATCACAATAGTCTTTCATTTGTTCATACCAATCGTCTGCTTGATGGAAATTTTCTCCTTGCAGTACATTTAAAAACTTACAATTGCCACTACGATTTTTCATAAAATAATCATTGTTGATTCTAGTTCCGTCCACTGCTTCTTGATAAGAACCAATTTTACTGTTGGCGGCTCCTTTAGGCGAACGCGAAACCCATGCTGGAATATCTAAAATCATACCATAGTCCATATTAGAATCCATAAATTTTAAAACCTGTTCACGTTTCTTTTGTGCTCTCGGACAGTTAGGATCTTTCCAGTCGCCTTCCCATACGCCTTTACCAATCTGGAAGCCGCCTGAGTCGCCTAAAACCCAATTGTATTGTCTGTCTCTGTTTCTTATAATATCATCTCTTACAGAAAAGTGTTCCATATTAAGATCAGCATGGCCGGCACTATACAAATGCCATCTATAATAAAAATAAGTGTCTTTAGGATATGTATAATTTAATCCCTCGACACCATGTTCAAAACCAGGAGGTATTCTAGATGGTAAAATGTAATCTTCTTCGTGCCTAGCCTTGCCCAAATCTCTCGCAAAAAAACTGCTCATAGCAGGAAGAAAAATCGCATAATCTTTCTGCTGTTCAGTAAGATTGCTAATAGGAATACTATCAGACATACTATTTGGTTTGTGCTGGTAAGATATATTGATATTCAGCCATTCCAGAATCAAGTGTAATTTGTAGTGCACCATCATCTGAAAATGACATTTCACATTCGTTAGAATCAATTAATTTTAATATCTGTGTAACTTGTGCCACAGGCCATGCCCATGATTTAGAAAGAGTGCCTTTTATTCCTTGAGCAAAAACAAATTCTCCTGCGTGCGATGAAGCATCACCGAAAGAAAATTTAAGATTATCGCCATCAGTTGCAACACTAAAAACATTTTCTTCTGCGTTTGCTTGTGCTTGGAAATTTAATCTTTGTACATCTGGCATTGTAGGTTTGATAGTTACATGCCAATTAACTCCTCTGAATTTAACAGATTTTAATTTTTCTTCAACAATTTCTGCATTCATAAAACGATAGTCGTTTTTAAAATCTTTGGAATCATTTTCAAAATGCAATCCAACAGGCATAGTTTTACCGTTTCGATCCTGAGTGTTTACTGTGATTTCTGCTTTGTCTTTGTAGACAGGCAATTTTAAAAGAATATCAAGTTTGCCTAGATTAGGCATTCCGAATGTGCCTTGCATTTCTGATACAGGATTTTTGAGTGTGGCTTTTACAACCACTGAACGATCTTCAGCCATTGCATCCATCTCAGTTGATTTATCGTCACCCACGATTTTCACAAGGTCAATAAATCCTAGCGAATGCGTGTGTTTAACGATGTCTTGTAGTATATCTTTCATTGAAGTCTCCTAGTTTTGTTATTATTATAAATGTAATTAGATTTAAAGTCAACATCAACCAAAAAGTTTGTCAAATGTATTTTCTGCTTCAGAATTTCCAAGATTCCAATCTAATACACCGATAAGATTTTCTAGTTTGTTATTGATTAAAGTAGTTTCCATTTCATCGTCTGCAAATGGCAATTCTTTAAACCATTGTGGTATTCTCAATTCATCTGTTGGATATGCGATAGATGTGTACCCCATTGGATTATCACGGAGTTTACACACAATACATTTTTGTCCATCGATAATGTCCATTGAATACTTGTCATTGTAAACCTTTTTTAGAGTATTCCAATTAATGGCTGCTCTCACGTGTCCAGGCATGTTGATCTTGCCTTTGCGTTTTTCACGTGAATGATATTCTGTGAGTTTGTTCACACGACGTGGCGAACCTTTTTCCCATCCAGGCATCTTTTTAAACTCTAATCGGAAGTCAGCAATAAAGTCCATCACTTCTTTTTCTGTTTTGCCGGTTAACACCATGTCCAATACATCTGAAAGAAAGTCTTGAATATACGCAGGAGTATCTGAACGTTTTAGATCTAACCCCATTGCTTTAATCTTATCTACCGATTGCCCTTCTAGATCATATATCTTCATAGCGTATCGTTTCTTAGTAATAAAAAGTCCTTTGGAACCTACTGCTTCTCTACCACCCGCAATCAGTTTGCCATATGTGCTAGGGCAGTTGAATGCCTGTTGCATGAACTTAGGAAATGATTTGTTGACTTCTGCCGCCACAGAGTCATACAGTTGGACTACATTCTCCTTGCTCCACGGAATATTGCCTGCATCAATTTCTGCCTTGAGTGGTTGATACGCTGAAAAATACACAGAGTCTGTGTCACCATATATTATAGCCGGTCCCTTGTAGTCATACTCTCCACAAATGATTTCATTAGTCTTAGATGCCATGTGTCTTGTAATACATCTTCCTGTAAGCGTTGTCGATTGTCCGATTCTCATATCAAAAAATCTACAACCAGGATTAAGAATTGCACCATACAAACTGTTTAGATTAATTTTCTTTACAAGTTGTCGCTTATCCCAAAATGCTTGTTCGATTTTATTTCCTGCATCAATTGATTGTTTTCTTTTGGCTTGCAGTTCTTTTCTTTCTGCATACCATCGTTCTAGTAGACCTGGAATGATACCCGAAAATTCATGAGTAAAAATTGTTCCGTTAGCACTAAGAATCCAAGGTTGATCAGAATTAAAAATTAATTCATATACTTCTGCGGCACTTAGCATATTTGTTTCACCATTTTCCCAGTCTATGGTAATACTTTGTGCTCGATCTTTTCTCATTACTGCTTGATATTCTAATGATCCAAATTCACCTTCCCATGCACCTGCGAATGACATTTTTTGCGACATACGATTTTCTATTTCTTCTTCTGTGAGTGTTTGACGTAATTGACCCACAATGGTTTCAGGAGCCATATTGAGTGCTCTAATCACAGAAGGATACAGTGAATTGATGTCAATGGATCCAATCCAGTCATGCAAACCTTTTTTCGGATTGGCTACATAAGCACCTGCAGCTGGATCCGATCCAGGTTCACGTTTTATTCTGTCTGGTACAACCATACCACGTCTGTGTGCTTCGTTGATAATTGCTTGTTCGGTTACTGCCACAGCACCCATTGTGGTCTGTATTAATACAGTATTAGAATGTGCTAGTTCGTTAGATAAATCGATAAATTTTAATTTGGCATCCAGTCTACCCAGCAGTGCCACGTCCTGCCTGTTGTATTCGATAAATTTGACAAAGTCTTTATTGTACAATTGATCCAATGTGCCTTCGTATGGAGTTTTCTGTTCACCCAACTCCATCTTGGAGATAAAATCTAATGCGTATGAGTGTCTTTCTTCATAGGTGTATTTTCTGTACAACTGCATGTAATCCAAATGCACCCTACCTATGATGTCATATGTAACTTCTTCATTGCCAAATCTTTCAAATGTTCTTTTGCGTGGATATGTGTTCCACAAACACAGTCTGCGTGTGTCATCTTTTGACATCACTTTGGATATCCTGTTTACAGTATAAGGAATATCAAAACCTTCCGAGTTCCATCCGCTCAGCACATCAGCATCTTCTATAATTGTGATAAATTTATCCAACATGTCTGCTTCGGATTCACACAGCATGGTGTTTTCAAATTCCTGTTCAATGATTTCCGGATTGGGGA